ACCTTTGACCTCATAAAACACAGCGAGATCATCTGCCATGAGGGCGATCAGGTGCGCTTGACGGTGGATGGCCACAGTTATTTCTTAGGTTACATTTTTGCCAAGTCCAAGACGCAGGAACGTATCTCCGTCACCTGCTACGATATGCTCAAGTACCTCAAGTCCAAGCAATCCTACAACTTTACAGGCCACACCCTGACCAGTGTGGTCAACCGGATCGCGGATGATTACAATCTGACTAAAGGCACAATCGAGGATAGCAAGCTGATCCTGCCAGATAAGCTGTATGAGGGTCAGTCCTTATTTGACATTATCACGGACTGCATTACCCGCACAGCGATCACGTCCGGCGATATATACGTGCTGTATGATGGTGTGGGCAAACTCTGTCTGCAAGAGATACACAACATGTACAGAGAGTCCCACATCATTGACCCTTTGAAGCTGGCCAGAGAGTATACTTATAAGACCTCGATAGAGGATTCCTACAACATCGTCAAGGTTGTCCAGCCCAATAAAGCCACAGGCAAGGGAGACGCTTATACCCTCATGGATGAGGGCAAGATCGTCGAATGGGGCAAACTGCAATACTACGAGAAAAGCGATGACGATTACAATGACGCTCAACTCAGAGAGCGAGCAGTCAAGCTGCTGAGTTATTACGCGCAGACGCAGCGCCAGCTCAAGATCCACTGCACCGGTCTGCCGGACATATTTGCCGGCTGCACAGTGCCCGTTATGATATCAGCGCTGGGCGACATCGATCTGAGCAAAAAATTACTGGTCGAGAAATGCACTCACACTTGGAGCAGCAACGATCACACCATGGATTTGGAGATGAAGGTGTACAATGGCTAATATAGACGCGGGCGAACTTGTCAAGGCGATGCGGTCCCTTGTGGCCAGCCAGATCAACAGCTATGGCCTGACCGAGTACCGCATCGGCGAGGTAGTCAAAGAGTCGCCCTTAGAAATCAAGATCAGCGACAGGATCACGCTGAATGAAAGCAAGCTTATCCTCACAGAGCAGGTGCTTTCGAAACAAATCGACCTGACTCATGTGCACCAAGTGCTGGGCAATACGGAAACAACCGACGCCCATACCCATGCTATAGATTTTGACAGCCAAAAATCGCTGACCACCCTCATCACCATCAACGAGGGACTCAAGGTCGGCGATTTTGTGCATCTGCTCAGCGTGATGAAGGGACAGAAGTTTATTGTGCTCTCCAAAGTAAGAGATAAGAAATCAGTCGTTATCAACAAGGAAGACCAATGGAAATGGAGCTGATCATATGTTGCCTAACCAAGATATTCGCACAACACCCGATTATGATGAGACAGAGCGCACGCCAGAGATCATGACCAGCAGGACGTATCGCCTCACCAAAGACCGCATTGCAGGCTATATTGACGGTCTCGACGCCATGAAGCAGGCCGTCTGGAAACGGCTCATGACCGAGCGCTATGTCTATGACATTTATGACGATACCTATGGCCTGCAAACGGTCGACCTGATCGGTAAGGACTACGTCTACGTGGCCTCTGAACTGGAATACCGCATTCGTGAGACCTTGCTGAACGACGATCGGATCACCGATGTCAATCAATTTGAATTCAAGCGCGGCTCTGATCATGTATGGGTAGGCTTTAACGTCGTCACCATCTTTGGTGAACTGACCAATAGTGTGACCATGGGAAAGGAGGGATTGCAGCGTGATAGGTGATCATTTGAACGGTTATACCTATGACTATCTTTTGAAACAGGGCTTAGCAGATATACCAGACACCATCGATAAGCGGCCTGGCAGTGTGGTCTGGGATACCATCGCCAGCGCAGCCAGGCTCTTGAGCGAAGGTTACAGCCAGATGCGGCAGGTCTATACCGATACCTTTGCCCAATACGCCGCTGGGGAAGCCTTACAGCTGCGCGCGGTAGAAAACGGTATCAAGCCCAAGGCTGCGACTAAAGCCATCCGCAAAGGAATCTTTACCAGCGGAAGCGATCAGCCTTATGATGTGCCCTTAGGCAGCCGCTTCAGCGCTATCGATGGCGCCAATTCTATCAACTACGTTGTGACCGAGCGTATAGGCGCTGGCGTCTACGCCTTGCAGGCTGAAACAGCCGGTATCATCGGCAATGATTACTTGGGGCCGATCCTGCCCATCGACGCCCTCAGTGATCTCAAGACTGCTGTGCTGACGGATATCATCATTTCCGGCAGTGACGACGAAGACGATGACAGCCTGCGGGCGCGCTATTTTGATGAAAAGACCGCCAAACGCTTCGGCGGCAATATCGCTCAGTACCGCAGCTGGGTGAACGCCTTAGACGGCGTAGGTGCCTGCCAGGTCTACCCTGTCTGGGCAGGCGGCGGTACGGTCAAAGTATCCGTAGTGGACAGCCAATACGATCCGCTGAGCATAGATGCGCTGGATATCATCCAGCAGGCCATCGACCCCACCAAAGACGGCCAAGGATTGGGCACCGCCCCCATCGGTCACATCGTTACTGTGTCCACGCCAGAGAAGGTGGTGATAAACGTCGCAGCCACCGTGCAGACCGCCGCAGGCTTTACCCTGGAACAGCTCAAGCCCCTCATTGAAGAAGAGCTGCAGAGTTACATCGAGACTATCAAAGAAAACTGGGGAACAGCCGCACCGGGCAGCAACGACTACAGCGCCTACGTCTTCATTGCACAAGTTATGGCAGCCATGCTTAGAGTACGCGGCGTGCTCAATGTGACCGGCCTCACCTTAAACGGCCAGACCAGCGATATATCCCTGCAGGAAGACGCTCAAGTCCAGCAGATACCCAAACTGGGGGTGGTGAGCCTTGGTTGAGATCTTAGAGCAGCACTACTACGATGATCCCCTGGAGGCTAAATATATCCGTCAAGCACTGCAAAGGCTGCTGGACGGATTTTTTTATGAGCTCGAGAGGCTCAAAATCGATCAGTACATCCTCACAGCCGATGAGCTGGGCATATCACAGCTGGAAAAACAGTTCGACATCATTCCAGACCTATCAACGGAGGACTTGGCCTTTCGCCGGCAGCGGCTTCTTAACCGCAACACCACCAAGCCGCCCTTCACGCTGGAATATCTGGAAGACAAATTGGCCGAGCTTATCACAGACGGCAGCCACAAGGTGGTCATGGACTATCCCAAGTATGCTCTGGATGTGGAAATCGGCTTAGATAATGCCCAGCTGTATAACGAGATCGCACTCACGGTCGACACCATCAAGCCCGCCAATATCGCCGAGCATCTGACCTGGATCCGGCAGCTGGAGAAAGCCAGATTGTACCTCGGTGCCGCCCTGCAGACCGGCACTGAGATGAGCATCTATCCCATCTTCAGCGACGACCTGACCGCCAGTTATACCCTGCCCATCGTAGTCTACTACAAACAAGGCACCTACTTAAGCGTGTATCCCTTGAATCAGGAGGTGAAATAATGGCAAGTACAAAATACTACACCCTGCTGACCAAAGTCGGCCAAGCCAAGATAACCAACGCCATTGCCTATGGCCGCCAATTACAGCTGACCCAATTTGCCCTAGGCGATGGTAATGGCACAAGCTATGACCCCGACGAAAGCCAGACGGCTCTCAAGCACGAAGTCTACCGTGCTAATGTCGCCAACGTTGTTGTCTCCGACGAGACTATCAACATGCTAGAGATCAATATGGCAGTCCCAGCCGATCAAGGCGGCTGGGTCGTCCGCGAGATGGGCGTCTATGACGCTGACGGCGACCTTATCGCTATTAGCAAAACCCCAGACGATCCCAAGCCAGGCGCAGGCAGCGGCGCCGCCAAAGATGTGGTCTACAGGCTCTTTATCATCGTCACCAACACTGACGCCATAGAGATCAAGATAGACCCCACCGTGGCCGTAGCCACCAAGGCTGAGGTACAGGCAGTAGCCGAGCGCGTCAAGATGTTGGAGACCGGTCTCATCGTCTACGCCAGCCCCACCGAGCCAGTGACGCAGGCTAATAACTACCTCTGGCTGCAAGTATTGCACAGTCGCTCAGCTGAGGTTGAGCCGACGCTGCTCAAGACCTCAGCCGAGACAGCAAGCGGCTATCACGTGGAGATCGATAAGCACCTAGAGCATATCGACAACGCCGTCACCGACGCAGCTCAGGCCAAAGCAGACGACGTCATCATTTTGGAAGTTTAACCAACGAAGGAGGAAGAAAATATGAGCAATGCAGTAAAGAAAGCGATCCTGCAAAAGAAAGTAGAAGGTGTGGTCACCGACCTCATGGTCAAGACCAGCGCCGAAAACGTGGTGGTAGATGCTGCCGGCAAGACTCTGTCAGCAGCCCTATCTGAGATCATCACCGACATGGCTGGCAAAGCTACAGCCAGCGACATCGATACCCGCATCAACGCCCTGATCGGCGCTGCCCCGACCGCCCTGGATACCCTGGTCGAGATCGCTGACGCCCTCAATAACGACCCAGACTTCGCCGCTACTATGACTACTCAGCTGGCAGGCAAGGTCGATAAGGTAGCAGGCAAAGGGCTGTCCACCGAAGACTTTACAGCCGATTTAAAGGCCAAGCTGGAAGGCATCACCGGCTACACTCACCCCGACAGTCACCCAGCCACCATGATCACCCAAGATGCCACTCACCGCTTCGTGACCGACGCAGAAAAGGCTGGTTGGAATGCCAAAGGCCGCGTGCTCTCCGGAGC